ATGCGTACAAGTCTTTAAAATCCCCTTCTTCGTAAAATCTATTTCGCTTCCAGTCAAAGAATAATTGTGTCTGACCTCTTGTTGCAACACCCTTTGGTTTAGCTTTTTCAATATTTATTAAAACAATATTATCGCGATATGGCTGACCATTTTCGTCTTTTAAACCTATCGGTGGCCTCCACATATTAATCCAAGTCATTGCCTTTCGTAATAAGGCTTGACCTCCGGCTGCTTCTCTTGCTAATGGCATAGGATAATACCTTAATCCTCCATCCGATACCAATGCTTGATGTGCAGGATGAAGTGTTAGCATCCAATGCTTTTTATTTTTTTTACAATACCTACGTAAATCACCACAAAAATCTTCAATATATAAATCTTGCCTTGACCCATAAGTAGACATATCGTGCTTTAATTCATTATATGGGTCTGTTAGTATTATTTTTTCATCAGTAACTAAAGATAAAATATCATTAAATCCGTATGACTTTTCATCGCTATCAACAATGGAAAATACTTCATCAATATAATTTATTGCTTGATAGTATTCCTTTTCTTCAATATGACCTTGTGTAGATTTATAAAATGGCTTGCCTGTGTATTTATGAATAAATTCAGCATAAATATCTTCTACGCTTCCTGTTTCTGGTGAATAAATTAAACTTTTCTTTCCATATTTCTGTGCTTGGTTAAATGCTAACTCAAAAGCAAACTCGGATTTGCCATGATGCGGAGGCGCAAGTATAAATGTATAAGTTCCTTGCTTTATTGAATATAAATCATCTAAGCATTTAAATCCTGTATCTTCACCTCTTGGTGTTCCATTCTCTCTCATGTAATTAAGAGATTTTTCTATGTTTTTATATTTTACTATCAATTTGCAGCCCCCCTTGCGTATGGATTTGAATAAGCTTGAATCTTATTTTCATCCTTAAACCAAACACTAATCATTTTCTGTTTCCAATTTTTAACAGGGTTACCTTTTGAGTCTTTCCAATTTGATATATCGTAGTAACTAAATGCCTTTTGTGCCGACTGCTCCGTAAACCCTTTTTCCATAAAATATTGACAAACCTCATCAAGGCTTGGGGGTGTAAACCCCACCTCTCTTTTCTTTACTTTACTTTCCTTTACTTTACTTTGTGTATTACTGTCAAGAATTTCAGACACTAACTCAGTTTCTGTACTACATAAACCTAATAAATGTTTACATAAACCTTCATAAGTCATACATTTATTATTTCTCCTACTATACGCATCTTGTATGCTATCTATAAAAACTTGACTCCATAAATATCTCTTTTCCCATAGTATTTTATCAAAGCAACCGAGCCTTGTAAGGTCATTAATTATAGAGAATAATACTTGTTCAGAAACCTTGCATTTAGCTGATAAATATATAATCTCAACTTCATCGTTTAAGTCTAAGTAATGATTTTCAGTAGTAGCTAATTTTTCTAATATCTTAAACCAAGTAGCATATCCATCGTTGCCATACTTTGTTTCAATAGAAAATATTTTTTTACCATCACCAATCTTATGAGGAAAATATGAAACCGTATTACTTTCGGGTCTTGCCATTTTTAGTTGTTTTTAAAAAGTGTAAAATGTTTATTGCCAAAAAAAGACTTACTTACTTGCAGTAGACTTATCAATGTACTGTTTGCCTAATAAATCAACTGTCTTAATATTTTTTTCTGCAATCCAATTATAAATTGTTTGTCTTGTTACGCCACGAAGTTTGGCATAATCTGATATAGTAATCAAATTTGATATACTATAAGCAGTTAATTGTTTTTCTCCTGTTGTTTCCATAAATCAAAGGTAAATACAATTTTACACAATGTCAAATTTATTTGAAAATAAAAAACCCAGAGAAATTGGAAAAAAACTCTGGGTTAATTGAGAAGCTCGCACTACCAAGCCACTCTATGAAAACACACTAACAAGGGAATGAGAAACCCTCAATAGACACGCAAATATATAAATAATATTAGTTATGATTTCTAAAATTTAATTCGACCTGTTCTTCGGGTAAAGCTAAATAAATTCCTAAAAACTCCATTGCCCAAATACGTACATTCTCTGTGAACTCCATAAACTCTACTACCGTTAGTTCTGATGTTCCTCTTACGCGTTCTAAGACTTCACCAGAGGACTTGTCAGCGACTATCTCTCCATCTTTGGTAGTAAGTGGCACAGAAAGGAATTTCTTCTTTAGAGCGTCTTTAATTTGCTCTAATTGCGCACCTGTTTCTTTAGCTATCTCTGATAAATACAAATGAAGCAGATTGTTTTGCTTTAAGCTTCTCTTAGGGTAGTATTTTTCAACTACTATCCACACCCTATCTTTATCATTGAAGTCTTTTAAGTCATCAATGAAGGCTTTTTTGGAAAGAAAATCAAGTTTTGGTTTTAATGGGTCTGATAGGTTGATGATTGCAAGGTTTCTCTTTTGCATTGTTTAGTGTGTGTTAACAGTTCCAATTACGAAGGCTTTTATTTATTCTTGAATTGGGGTCATTTGCAGTTTTGGCTGATGTTAATTTAGATTTCATTCCTTTCATCCGGGCGCAAAATGATGCTCTACGCTTCGCAGGTTTACTTCCTGCCTTTAGTTTAGAAGGTGGCGTCGTAACTGCGGTTTTCAAATTTCCACCTGTGGCACGATTGTATTTAGCTACACCTTTGGCAGTAAGACCACCCGCCTTTGATTTCTCTCCTCTACCTATCGTTAGAGATACATTTTTCTTTGCCATTGTCTTGTTTATTAATATCGTAATAAAAACTATCTGTATCTTCGCTTACCCATCTATCGGAGTATGATTCTACACTTGTAAGAACTTCATCCACCTTGATGTCTTTTTTATCAATCGGAAAGTCTTTTGTAATCCAATTACTGTCTTTCCAATATATTCTGTTATTCGGTTGGCACATTAAATAACCTTCATCAGCTACAAGAACGTGGCCACACTTATAATCACTTGGTTCATCGCTGTACGGATTATCAAACCAATCTACTGTGAATAGATAGCTTGCCCATACCTTACTACCATCTTTTAATACTACCTCACATCGCTTGCCCAATAAATATTCGAAACTCGTTACGGTTACATTCTCAGAAAAACAATCCCATAACTGCTTGTAATGGTTAGGAATATCTTCTAATGGCTCTTTTATAAACAACTCACTAATCGGAACTCTACTGCGTAACATACCATAGTCTGTCATCACGTGAAACGTAAGTATTTTGCCTGTTACGGACTGAATACCAAAGGCATAACCATTATGATACGTATATTTGTCAGTATCTTTCTTTGTAAAGTGAGATAATCTAATAAGGCACTTAAAAGATGGGATGTTTGAATTAAGAACCATATCTTCTAAATGTTATGTTTGGTTTAACTATGATGTCCTTGTGAGTAAACTGCCAAAGTTCTCCTGTTTCATTAATGATGATGGTGTAGATGGTATCCGTTTCGTGACCCAACTCGAAAACGAGCCATACTACACCATCACCTTTGGGAGTTGTAACATCAAGCCTGTTTTTAGGCTCGTAAATCATTACATTTTCTTTTTACCAATTACTCCACGACCAATTAGGATGTCTTTCTTGGTAACTTTACCATCTTTATTTAAGTCAGGGAAAGATTTTCCTTTTTTAGCAACAGGCATAACCTTTACTGTTTTCTTCATTGCCATCATCGGCTTCATTGAGTTTTTCATATTACTTCTTTTTAGTTTTAGCTTTAATTTTTGCTTCCTGCTTCAACATTTCGGCAGTAGGTTTCTTGGGAGTTGCGCCAGTCATTTTATTCTGCTTCGCCTTTTCTCTGATGTTTTTCCACAAACTATTTTTTTCTGCCATGATTATTTTTTTTATTTTCCAATATATACCCAACCGCATTTGGTTGTTTTTTGTCTACCATTTCTTAAATGATTAAACACTCCAATACTTAAATTGGTATGTTTAGCCATACCTAAAGTATTAGTTTCAACAAATTCATTGGTTTTTGTATTTAACCATTTTACTTTACCCATTATTTTGTGCTTGCCAGTAAAAGATTCAATAGGAGCAAATTCAGAAAGCAAATCATTTTTATTTTCAGATAAAAAATATTTTTTTGTTGAAAAATTACCATTTTTATTGACATAAATTGATTTAACATTTGCAAAAATTTTAAAATCTGAATAGGATTTAAAAAATAAAATATTAAAATTTGTTTTTAACCTAACATAAATTTTTTTTACATTACATGGAGTTAAACCAAGGCTACCTTCTCCACCTTTTGTTTTATTGCACAATGTTCCGCCGTCTTCTTTTCTTTTATAAATTTCTATAAACTCTATCTCTTTTATTTTTGCTAATTCGTATGATATATCACTAATTATTATTTCTGAAAACCATTTAGTTTTATTAGTAATTCCTATCCAGTGATTATTTCTTCTTTTAGCCTCTTTAGCACGATAAAATCCATTATCAGACCCAATTCCAATATAAAAAACTTCATTTTTATCTTTTCTAATGTGTCTATAAAGATAAGCCATTTTATTTTTTATAATTATTAATTAACGACCTTGTCCTCTATTTAATTTTAAATAATTCTTACTTGATTTGAGCTTACTTGACTTGCATTTACAATGTACATTAGGTCTTGAAACCTTTTTCTTTTCAGCTTTCTTAACTACCGA